TAAGCCATTATATCTTCTGCGATTTTTCGAGTATTTACCATGATTATCTCCGGTTAAGATTGACGGATTTAGCTCGCGCTTGACGTTTTTCTGCTAGTCGTTTTTTCGCAGACTTCCAACATTCGCCCGCTATTTTCGCAGATTCGCGTCGGTCTTTCTCAGTGTTTTTCACTGTGGTATCTCCAATAGAATGTGTGCCAGAACCGAATCGTACTCTCACTCTGGTTGCCTGTCAACAATTAATTTTCGACTAGGCTGTGACTATCTATATAGATGTTCCTGTCCTACTAACACGCCCCGCCACTAGGGATCACATATCCAATTCCCGGCTAGTCTTCGCGGTTCGTCTCCGAAGCGGTAACGCTCGATCGATCGGCGGTCCGGCTAAAAGAGTCTTGATCAAGAACTAAAGAAGAAGGGCGACCCCCTTTTTGTTTTTTATTATTTATATATATTCTCCCCACTCATTAAAGGGGAAATATACCTTACATAAGCATTATCTTATATGGCACATCTTACAATTGAACAAGTTGCCCAGATGGTGGATGACACCAGAAGGAAGCGCAGGCTACAACAAGACCCGTATTTCTACGGAGCAGAGGAACGCCCCGGCGCTCTTCTGACCGAGATAGATCAATTGGGTCTATATGGTGATGTAGAGGGGGTTACAGTTCCAGAGGCAGACAGGATAGAGGGTGGTTCTTTCCAAGTGAGGGAGTCCATACCTAGCCAGTTTGTACCCCGTGATGTCCTAGGCTTTAATGATGCCGGTATAACTCAAGTACCAGAGGATGTAAGCGGAGTTATGAGTGACAGGGCTAATGCACTATACCATAGGGGTCTAGATCGTGTAACTGTTCCCCATGAGCGGTATGGTGGGTTTGATCCTGCTACAATGGCGCATGAGGTAGGTGGGCATCGGGGATTCAATGTAATGGGCAGACCTATGGGAGATTTTAGGGAGCATGATGTAATCTATGGTCAAGACCCAAGAGAATGGGCAAGAGATCGTGTTGGTAAGGTGTATAATCCTGACACTGAATCTTGGGAAATAAGGGAAGAGTTTTCTGGTTATCCATTGACATCGGCAAGACAAGCAGAAATTGCTCAACGGGAATTTACGGGAGCCTCACAAATGGCTGGTGAATACTCAGCTGATCTGGAAAGGCAGCTAGCCGGAATGCGGCAAGAACAGCCGGGAATGCAGTATGGAGGGTTATTGGCTGAGGGGCGTCCACCGCAACTTGAAGCCCCTGAAAGGCGAGAAGGTCTTATCTCCACCGCTAAGGACGCGCTTACCGGAGTGTTCAAACCCAGCACGAAATCAGGGGTGGGTGGTGACGTAACTCCCACCACACTAAGACAGGCTCAATCTATGGATAAAGCCTATTATTTCCAAGATGGGAAAAAGAAATTAGCCGTCACAGCCGACCAGTTAGCCAAGTTTAAGAAGTCCGATAGATATGACTCTAAATCCAAGAAGTCTGCTCTAACTCAGTGGGCTAATATAGCGAGTAAGGAAGGATTGTCAGGTCTTATCCCTAAGAAAGCTCCACCTAAAAAGAAAGCTGTGGGATATAGAAATACCGCTATGGATAAGATAGCTGAATGGGAGGGAGGCTATCAGGACAAAACCTTCAAGGATGTAGATGAGACAAGAATAGGATTTGGTAGAGAGGCAAAGAAGGGGGAAATTACCACAGAGTCTAAGGAGAAGAAATGGCTAGGAAAGAAGGTGGACGAAATAGGCACATTCCTTGATGGCGCTGTTACAGTCGATCTTACGGAAGACCAGAAAGCTGCACTTGCGTCGCTTGTTTTTAATGTGGGTAGAACCTCATTCAAAAAGAGTAAAGCACTGGCAGCGCTCAACGCCGGAGATATGGAAGAGTTCAGACGCCAAGCATTCTCTAAAGGACAAGGTTGGGTCAAGATAAAGGGTAAATTTAGCCAAGGCTTGTTGAATCGCAGAAAGAAAGAAGAGAAACTATTCTTCGGATAAAATGGACGAAAAACGCAGGAACATCTTTGCCCGCCTGATGGATGAGGCAGGGCTTCCCCCAGAAGAAGCCTTACAGATGGTTCAGGGTGCTTCTGAGGTGGGTCTGTCCATCATAACAGGGTTAGGTGGTGTGGTTGCTGGATTACCCGGTAGTGTTGGTGAAGTATTAGCGGGAAGAGGCACAGAAGAACAGCAGGAGAAATATGAGGGGTTAGGCGCTACACCTGAAGATACCCTATTTCCTACGGTTGGGGAGATGGCAGAGAAGTGGGCATACCAGCCTAAGACTGAAACAGGTCAGCGGTATGCTGAAAATGTAGGGGAGTTTATGGCTCCTGTAGATAAGTTTCTCAAGGATTTTTCAGGATTTATACCACAAAATCTTGGTAAGGTAATACCCGGAGATACACGGTTAGAAGCCGGAGCGATGAACGCCATAGATCAGGCGATCTACACAGCCCTCAACGTGATGAGTCCAACAAGAGGCGCAGGAACCGCTGCCATGCTGGGCGCAAAGGGTCTACAGGCTGCGGGCAAGGCTGCAGGCATGAAGAATTTAGACCTAGTAACACCTGCCGCGCAAGCAGTAGAAAAAGCCCCAGTAGTAAAGAGGTTTAATCAGGTAAACCATGCGATGGGCCAGTTGATTACCAGAAAACAACTGGCTGGATTACAGCCGGGAATGGTGCAACAGGTTCATGCTTGGAAGCCTGCAAGTTATGTAGAGGGGCCGGGTCAGTGGTATGGTAAGACAGGAAAGGGTGGTCACCTAAAGGCTATGGCTTCCACTGCCGGATGGAATGTACTCAGGAAAATGACCGATAATCAGGATGCTTGGCTAAGATCACATTACGGTATCACCGCCAATGTTTACCAAGAACTAGAAAGGCTGGGAAGAGTTATAGATATGGCTGACCAACAGGCTAAGGTTGCAAAGTCAGTAAAGGTTGGTAAGAAACAATATTCAGCGAAGTCTGGTTCTCCATATTTAGATGAGGCGGGTAATTATGTAATGAAGGAAACTGGCGGCAATCCCATGACAATAGCGCAGGTGAGAGCCGATGCACTGAACCAATATCATGCTCAAATAGCCTACAATAGATCGGTTCTTGAAAAATACAAACCGGGCGATCCTAGAATAGAAAGATTAGCCTCTGGTGAACTAGATCAGTATCTAACACCGAAACATAGAAAAACTACGATAAATGAACTAGGACAAAAACCCGCCATCATACAGGATTTAATTGGTAGAAATATAGACACAGAAGTTATAAAGCATCACATTGCCCCTAACATATCAAAGGATTTGAAACTGAAGGGAAGCAATGTACATCTAAGTACGAAACCGTTTTTCTTCAAATCCGCGCATGATGTGTTAAATAAATACAAACCATTTGCGGCAGCATCTGGAGCGCTTGCTCACACCAGACCAAGTTTATTAGGCAGAACTGTAGTTAAAGGTGGCAGGGGGGTAAAATTAGATGCCGGAACACATGGGCCATATACACTTGAATTAAGGAGGTTTGTACAACAAAACTATAATAAAGGTGTACCTTTAACTAAAGAGACTCTTATACAGCATTTTAAGAATTTGAATAAAACTATAGACGATCCTGATAAGTCATTTAGTATAAAGTTTGTAGAAGACAGTATTACCGATCATGGTGATTGGCTCTCCATAACTCAATGGGGCTTGACTGATGATACATTATTAGCCACTATGCCTATTAGAATGGTTATAAATAAGAAGAATCCTGATATTGGGTATTTTATTTTATATGACCAAATGAAACAAGGCTCTGGAATACCGATACTTGAGTATATACTAGATGCTGGATCAGATATAAATAGAATTTACATGGATATACACCCCATTAAAGTTGGTTATGATTGGCCCGGATATGCAAAGAAAGTTGAACATACTACGCCGATTGGAGAAGTAAAGGGGGCAAAAGGAGTTATTGCTTCTAAATTAAGGGAGCAAGAGTTTGATGTGCCACCCACAGAGGAATTTTTAAGGAAGAGAAGGTTTGGAAGAAGTTATACTCCACCATTAACATGGGTATCAAAGAGGGGAACAACAGCAGGACTATTAGCACAAGATGAGAACATCTAAACAGGAAACATTCATAGAGCAGTATGCCCTCACAGGTAATGCTGCAAAAGCCGCTGATACCGCTGGTTATACCCATGCGAAGCAGCGCGGCTATGAACTTAAAAACCAGTTCTCCAGAGAGATTGAGGAGCGCCAACGCAAGATGATCCAAGACTGCGTACCGGGCGCACTAGCACAATTGAATGAACTGGCACAGAACGCAGAATCGGAGTCAGTCCGTCTGGGCGCTGTCAAAGACGTGCTGGACAGGGCTGGACTCAAACCCACAGAGAAGATTCGTCAGGAAATATCTCATGTGGAACAGTCATCTACGGATGAACTACAGAGAGAATTAGAAGCCCTTATAGGAACTTCTGACATATCAAAGATACCAGAAGTATTGAACTAATTCCATGCAACTAGAAATGGCGCAGAGCGCCAAGCGATCCATTCCTCCAAGGGAAGAACTGGAAAAAGCGGTAGAAATCGCTAGGGAAATACGAACTAGAGAGCGCTTCAACAAGCTCGACTTCTACGACCCTTACCCCTACCAACAGAATTTTCACGAAACCGGCTCACAGGCCAATCAGCGCCTCCTGATGGCCGCTAACCGCATAGGCAAGTCCTACTGCGGAGCAGCAGAGATGGCCTATCATTGTACCGGCTTGTACCCGAAGTGGTGGAAAGGCCGTCGATTCACCCAGCCGATCGTTGCATGGGCTGGCGGGATCGCCAACGAAACCACCAGAGATATCGTACAGTTTGAACTATTGGGTTCCCCGGATGATCCAGAGGCTTTCGGTTCTGGCGCTATACCAAGAAGCTGTATCATAAAGACAGAGCGTAAGCCCGGCGTACCCAACGCCAAGAGTGTGGCACTTATTCGCCATGTCTCTGGGGGGAACTCCTCTTTATTCTTCAAAGCCTACGAGATGGGCGTTGAGAAATGGCAGGGCCGCAGTGTTGATTGTATATGGCTTGACGAAGAGCCTAGTCGTGAGTTATACTCACAGGCAGTAACACGGACGTTGGATAGAAGGGGGATGGTTTACATGACATTCACCCCTGAAGCGGGAATGACTGAGACAGTGGCTTCATTTATGAACCGCCTACAGTCCGGCCAATCTCTGACCAACGCCACATGGGATGATGCTTCAGAGAAGATCATGTCCATGAAAGGTGATCGCGGTCATTTATCAGAGTCTGTCATGGAGCAGATTCTGTCATCATACTCCCCACATGAGCGGGAGATGAGAAGATACGGAAGACCTTCAATTGGTTCAGGATTGGTCTTCCCACTAAGTGAAGAAAAGTTAATGGTAGAGCCAATGCCTATTGAGGATCATTGGCCTAGAATAGCAGCCATAGACTTCGGCTGGGATCACCCCACCGCAGTGATATGGGCAGCTATTGACAGGGAAGCAGAAATGTTCTATATTTATGATTGTTATAGAGCATCAAAGGCTTCTCCATCAGTTCATGCCGAGATTATCAGGTCTAGGCCGCATTTCATTCCTATAGCCTACCCGCATGACGGAAATCGCAGGGATAGCATGGGAAATCCCGGTTTAGCTGATCAATATCGCAATATGGGCTGTAACTTCCTTCTTGAGCATTTTACTAATCCACCCGCTTTGGGTGAGAAGAAAGGCTCAAATAGCGTAGAAGAGGGCTTAATGGCTATGCTTCAGGCTATGGAGGCTGATAAGTTCAAGGTATTTTCTACTCTTTCAGACTGGTTTGAGGAGTTCAGAATGTACCACAGGAAGGATAATAAGGTGGTTCCTCTGAGGGATGACCTGATGTCTGCGACAAGATATGCATTTCAATCCCAGCGTTTCGCTGTTTCGGGCAAAGACCCAGAATGGACGAAAGACGTTGAATACAGGAACTACGGAATTATTTAATGGCGAAAGAAAAAATCACTGAGGAAGAATTAGTAGCCAGAATCAGGAGCGAAATTACAGATGCTCTAGGATACGGTGATACTATTTCCAGACAGCGTGAGCAGGCTATGGAGTATTACT